GTGCTGTTCTTCCGATAATAGCCGCACCTATTTCGCCAATACCTACTGGTAAAAACGATAAGTCATTTTCTTGTGTAAAAACACCAGGACTAACGATTCTTTCTGCCATGTTTTATTTCTCCTCTTAATAATCAAATATGATGATATAGATTTATGTGTCTAACTATCCACTATTTATCTATATATAAATATAACCGCAGATTCCAAAATTTAAGCCGAAGGGGTAAATATTCCAGTTTCTATATCTAAAGAACCTCTTCCATATTTTGTTGTTAAATCTTGCGCAAATTTTACTTCATCACTTCTATTTTCTTGAAAGAGTTTTTCTACGTTTTCTCTTTCATTTGTTAACGATTGTATTTCAAAATGTAATTGACCCATTCTTAAAGTCAAACCATCATAATTAGCTTTAATGCTTTCTATTTTCTTTATTTCTTCATCTGAAAATTTAATAGTTTCAGATTGTTTTTCTGCAGACCTTTGTTCTGCTTTTGCTGCTCTGTGTTGTTCAAGCTTATCTTGAATTTCTTTGTTTACGTGTTTATCCACCATAATATAACCTCTCCTTTGTTTTTATGTTAATAAGATTTATTGTTGTTTTTTGTTGGTAAATTATTTATATCAGAAACCACCTGTGTAGACATCATTATTCTAGATACAGTATGGTCTTTCTTGTTGTATTGAGACATATCTTTCTGTAAGTTATTTGGTATTATATAACCATTCATTTCTAATGCAAAAGTTGCTCTAATTCCCCTATCTTCTCCTTGAACTAACTCATTAGAAACATCAAAAGTAGTCATAGTAGCTAAAAATTTATAGTAGTTTTCCTTGCCCCAATAAGAATTTGAAGCATAATTTATATCTTCTATTACCTTGTTTTGGTGACCTATAAATTCAGTTACTAGTATACATTCATATGTAAGCTTTACATAGTCAGGTATTACTATATTATATGACTCTTGGCTAGGTTTTCTTCCTACAAGTATATCAAATGCATCATACCTATTTCTTGGATTATATTTCTTTTTTACCGTGTAATACAGGTGAGGATGATTTGCATCTAACTTGTTAAAGCCTTCTTGTCTTTCTATACCTGTTCTTCTATACATTAGTATAGGATATTGAACCTTTCCAGTTTTATCTCTAAATACTCCGCTTTTTTGTACAGATTTCCATCTTTCAGGAGAACCATATATTATAGGTACCCTTATTTCCTTTTCATTTTCCGTAACTCTTGGCTGAATAACGTTTTCGAAATAAAAATGAATTGCTTCATCTACATCATATAACCCTACAGCAACATCCTTTACCTTATCCTCTCTTCTTATCTGACTAGACCTTTTCCTAGATAAAACTTTACCAGTAGAATCAACTGTCGTTTCTGCTGTTTCAGTAGCACTTGGTGATCCGTATGATTTTATCTTTTCAGCCATTATTCATTATATAGGCCATATGAATAGCCTTCTCGTATATTTTCAAATTGTACTTTACTTTTTCTAGTTTGATGAGTTTGACATATTATAGAAAACGAATTACCAAATTCATTTCTATTTCTAGAAGTATATCCTAAATCTGTATCTGGATTCTTACCAACCACAAATTGATTTTCAGTTACACCGTCTACTTCCCAATATATGTTATTCCACCAAATAACGTCTCCAACCTCTAATACTACATTTGCTGAAGGGATACCAATACTTCCTGCTGGTAAAAGGTCGTCTCTTAAGAACGCAAAACTAGTTTGTTGATTAACGTCAGGACCAAATTCACTACTATCCCATACCTGGTCTTCAACAGTTATTAAGCAATTAACCCTAATACCTTTTTTATATACCTTGTTTATTGATTCCCCGTATAAATTATCGTCGTTAATATCATACACTGAAGTCTTAAAAATATCTACTTCTGTATCTATTAAATCATTTATTAGTTCCCTATTAAGGGTTCTAAATAAACTTATATCTCTTTGTCCGCCAAATAATGCCATAATTTACCCTATGTATATTCCATAAGGAATTTTATTCATTGTTTCGCTCATAAATTCAGATTCTTCTTTTTGCCTTTCTAAAAGATTTCTACGAGATGCAGCTTCAAGGTCTTCTCTTAACTGCGTTATTAAATTTTCTCTTTCTGCCGCTGCTTCACTTCTCAATGTATCACCATCAAGATTAACCTCTGCTCCAGGTACAGGTATTGAAGAATATTTACTTCTAATATTACCTAATAATTCTTTTGCCAATGCTAACGTATATTTTCTAATCCACTGCTTGCCTGGGTCGTTTATGTTTGAATAAGTCATATTATCATACGTTGCATTTGAAAAATCTGATATTGTATTTGCCAATGTTCCATTTTTTAGAGCATTGTTTCTATCAGTTATTTTTACGTACTCTATCCATAAAGTATAGTCTGATGTTGGGTCAGGGAATATTCTTAGCCTGTCATTTCTAAGTTCAAAACTATATGCTGATTTTCTAATTGTATCATTAAACTCAATAGCCTGTACACGCAATAAATCATCATACATTGGCATCATTAAAAAGTTTACAGCTGGACTGTAATTACCATATCCAAAACCTTCTAACAACTGATCTGATCCGTATCCACTACCAACATAAGGGTCAAAATATCTTGTCATAGCAGGAGTACCTTCATAAAATACCCTTTTTATTTCTATGTCGTCTGTTCCAGCTGTTCCTGATTCAAGATTCAATAAATTAGAATCAGTTAAATCATATGTTTGTTTTGATTGAGTTACGGCTATTGAAGCACTGTAATATGTTACGTCTCCGCCACTTCCTGCCTCGGCTCCATAAGAATTAGCTATGGTTATTAGTCTTCCATGATTAGGTGTAATTTCCCTATGTGTATGGTCGCTACCAGTTGCAGTTCCTTTTAATGTTAATAGATTTTCTTTTATATTATAGTAATTTACCTGTGAACTATATTCTGTCACCGATTCTTCAAAACATGCAAAGAAATTTATATCTTGTAATTCAATATCTACTATAGGATAACCTAATCTCTTAGCACACCATTCTGAAGTTTTTTCTATATCTCCCTGAAAATTATTATCATTATCATATATTCCAAAAGGTGTGTCACCTGGGAAAAATGATGCCGAACCCGGCCATATTGGTATTTTTGTTGCCATAATTTTATCTCTACCTTTCTATATATAAATATAGAAATCTTTGCTAATAGAATAGTGGTTTTTAATATTTTTTAATACTATTATCCTGTTGATATTTTAACATCGTTTCCATTTCTCCATAACCTTCCTGCTACACCTGGATCTGATGTTGGTAAATTTGTAAAGTCTACTTGTGATCCATCTATTTTTAGATTACCACTTCCACTTATCATCCCTTGCACTTGTAGTTCTGCTGATGGTAATGCATTGTTGTTGGCACCTATATAAACTTTAGTACCATTTCCAAATACTGCTCTATTACCAGTATCATAGTCTAGTATTAACATTTGATTTCCACCAGCGACTACTCTTGCTATATCACCAGCCATCGATTGAATATAAGTGTCTTCACTCTTATTAAGATAGAGTTTTTTATTACTACCTATAATAAACTCACCTGATGCAGTCACTGATGTATTAAGTTGTATTGAATCATCTTCAAATTCTGCAACTGTAATTTCTCCTGAGCTACCATCTGTAGAAGTATTTGCTCTAATTTGCACTTTACCGTTAGATGTTCTATTTGATAGTGCTACAACATCAGAATCAAAGTGTAATGCATATCTAGCATCTCCTCCGGCATCTGTGTATTTAACGGCATTTGTAAGAAGTATATTTGTTGAGTGTATTGAAGAATTGTTAATATTGCTATCAACAATAAGTCCTCCTGTTACTCGTATATCTCCATCAACATCTAACTTATACGATGGTGTGTTTGTTCCAATTCCAACTTTATCTGTAGATGCATCAGTACAGAATAACTCATCATCTGAACTTCCTTCTATCCTAAAATCGATATTATTACTACCCCTATTAAACACAATCTCATGAGGAGCAGCACTTGAATCATTTAAGTCTAGATATTGGATTCCACCAGCCTTAAATGTAATTCTATTATTTTGAAACCTAATGTTAGTGATTGTATTACCACTATGATAAATGTATTCATCAGTATATAATTGTTGAGCTATAACAGCTGCGCTTGAACTTACATTTCCAGCAGCTGTAATTTTTCCAGATGTTAATATATCTTTAACCGTTAAATCACCACTTGCGCTTATATTACCAGTCAGAGTTATATGGTCACCTGATAGTGTACCAGAATAATCCTCTACTGAACCAGCATCGCCCTTATCTCCTTTTGGGCCGATATCGCTTATAGTAATAGTAGAAGTGTCTACAGAATTTCCAGTATTGTTATTGGTAACTAGAACAGAACTTTTTTCATCTGTGATTGTTACCGTATTATTTGTTGTATTTACGGTAGTAGGCATAATTAAACTGTCACTTCTTTACTTAATTTAACTTTACCCTGTAGTAGTCTAGTGACATAACTACCAGAAACCATTTCTATATCATATCTTGCCTCATCAAATGTAAATGCTGATGTTGACACAGCTGATATTACTATTCCTATACTTCCTGAAGACATTGGATTATTTCCCGATGAACCAGATAAATTTAATCCTGTTCCATCTGAAGATACTGTGTTGGTAAGTGAAGCATATAATGTTCCTGAGCTTCCATAATCTGATCGTATTTGCATTCTTGCAGAATAGGCAGACAAATCAACTCTTGAACCGGCTGAATCTGTCCAAACAACTTCAAAATCAGTTGTTGCTCCTTGCTCTATGGTAAACGTGTAATTTCCTGCTGCCATGGTCTTCCCTGTAATTTTTGTTAGTTATTCTTATATAAATATCAGATTTATCTGCTAAGTTTATGGTTTTTATAGTAGTTTAATATATCTTCTAGTATAGGGTGTCTATGGTTTGAAAGTAATTCAATAGTATGAAGGCCTTCTACAGATTTAACACCTCTTAAAAATCCTAAACCACTATCTCCATTCTTTTTCAAGTCTACTTGATCTGTATCTCCACAAAACATCATTCTACTATTTAATCCTATTCTTTGTAGAATCATTAGTGTTTGTTCGTGGTCAAGATTTTGGCACTCATCAACTATTACACAACTATTTAAGAAGGTTCTACCCCTCATATAACTTACAGGCACAATTTCTATTTGTCCTTTAGTTATCATTTGTTCTATTCTTTCTTTTCTTAACAGCTGATACATATTACCATATATTGGCGCTACCCATGGAGACATTTTTTCTTCCATATTACCAGGAAGATGACCAAGGTCTTCTTTTGAAATTGTTGGTCTAGTAATAATAATCTTGGTATATCTTTTTTCTAATATTCCATGCAATGCTATTTGACATGCCAATAGTGTTTTACCTGAACCTGCTTTTCCTAGTATTATTGATACGTCATTTTCTAGTATTTGTGCTTTTGCCAGCTTCTGTTCTTCGTTTAATGATAATAAGAACCTATATCCTTTTTTATTGTTCTTTTTACCGTTTACAAAATCATTTGCCATAATAACCTCCGTTTCTTTACTATAAATATCAGAGGCATAAAAAAAGAGGCCAATTTCTTGGCCCCTTTAATTAAAAACATAATACTAAATTAGATTAAACTCTGTTCAAACCTGCAATAGTAATTTTACCATAGAATTCTGGACGTACCATCTTCTTAGCGTAACGAGTCATTACACCTTTACGTGGAGTAAAGTTTGTAGGATCGTACACTAGAGGAGTCATAATTAACGGAATGTATGGCGCGTAAACCGCTCCAGTTTCCAAGAATTGAGTACCTCTAAAGCCCATCAAGATAGTAGCTTCTTTCATATATGGGTTTTTGTATACAGTAAATCTGTTGTTTAATGCACCAACTTTTTGTACACCCATTGCAAATGAAGCAGCATTTCCATCTGTAGATGCAGCGTATCCTGGAATAGATTCTAAGATAGTTGCAACCTCTGGAGAAGTCACTAAGAAGTTAGCACCTCCTCTCATAGTTTTCTGATGGATTTTGTTCGAAACTTTTTGTATTTTAGTACCTAAAGTTTGGAACCAAGTAAATTGAGTATAAGCCTCTGCAGACGTTGGACTCAAGAACGATTCAGCTCCATCGTACACTTCACCAAGAGCAGCTGACCAGTAGTCAGTTGTATTAGCGTTTTGAATTAACATGTCGATAATTTCTAAATCAATTTCCATTGAAATGTATTCAGATAACATTGAAGTTAATTCAGCTTCAGCGTCGATTGAGTGGTAAGCGTTTAAGTCTTGAGCGAACTCAGGAGACCATGCAGCTTTTAACTTTCTAGTCTTAGCAACAATTGCTTCACTTCTTAATTGTACATCAATTTGTGGAATACCAACATCTTGAGTAGCTAAGTTAGCGTCAACATTTGCACCTGCCATCTCAAAGTCATTTCTTTGAGCTTCAGTAGTTGCAACAGACATAGAAACATTTACAGTTGATCCAGCTGCTACAGCTGCTGATGCAGATACGAAGAATGATGCAGATACAGCATTACTTGCGTTAGTAGTTTTTACACCATTTGCATCTTCAGCGAAGTTGTATGCTGATAATATCTCATTTTGAGAAAAACCAGTACCCGCGATACTTGTTCCTCTAAGAGTATTTAAGTCAATGTTGAATGTACCATCTGTTAATTTTGCAGTTGGAACAGTAATTTTAAGGATTGGAGCGTTAACTGATAATGAAGCAGATAAAGCAGAGTTAAATCCTAACTCTTTCCAAGATGCAGTTGCTACAGTTGTATGAGTAGGCGAAACAACTTTAGTTGCATCAGAGTACCCAAATTTACCTGCACCATAAAGACCACCTTCAGCATCTGCGTCAGATTTTGAAGTATTACCCATAATATCAGATGAACCTGCAATTTTACCAACTGTATCACCATACTTAAAGTCTAAGAAAAATACTAGACCTGAAGGAAGGTTCATTGGTTGTACAGATACAAAGTCTTTTGCAGCGATTTCACCAAATACTCTACGTACTAGTGGAAGAGCTACACCTGACCATTGCTCTCTGTTTGACGTACCGCTTGAAGTGTTTGAAGCTTCATCGATAAGCTGTCTAGCTTGGTTTTCTAATAACACAGCCATTCCTGATTTATCGTATTCAGCATCGATACCTTCAAGAAGTCCTGTCTTATTCCATTTAGAAACCAAACCTCTTGTTTGTGCTAGTTGAGTGTTATAAGCATCACCAGCACTGTTCAATAAGTTTGAAATATTGTTTGACATTTCTTTTTCTCCTATTTAAGCAGACTATAATAGTCCTGCTAATTTTTTCATTCGGTTATTAAATTGGTTTGCTTCAACAATTACAGCTTTAGCTGGTTTTGTAGACTTTGTAGCTTTAGATGCAATACTTTCTGTTATAGAAGTTTTTCTTGTTGCACCTGCACTTAAAGATTCAGCCAACGTAGAGAATACTAATTTAACTTCTCTTACATTTGTAGCTCTGTCGAAAGTTTCGATCACTCTCATTTTTTGACCTTCAGTCAAGTTGTGAGAACGGAACAATTTGTTCGAGAATAAAAGTTTAGCGTTTAACAAGTTAACTTCATTGATAGTACCCTTCAAAGACTTAATAGTAGCATAAGCTTCTTCTAGTTCTTTTTCAGTTTCAGTTTTAGTTTCCTCGTCTTCACCCTCATTCATCTCTTCGTCATCATCTTCTTCTCTTAGAGATTTAATGATTTCTTCAAGATCCATTTCTTCGTCTTCAGCAGCCATTTCTTCATCTTCAGTTTCAGACATTTCGTCTTCATCTTCAGTTTCAGACATTTCTTCTTCGTCTTCAGTTTCCATCGCCATTTCTTCAGGGTCTTCGTCTTCAGCAGCAGTTTCGTCTTCAGCTTCCAATTCTTTAATTATTTCTTCAAGTTCTGCATCAAGTCCATCAGACATTTCGTCGTCTTCAGTTTCTGTCATTTCTTCAGAGTCTTCATCGTCTTCTTTATACATCTCTGCAGTACTTTCTTCCTCATCTTCAGCTTCTGTTAACTTGTCAACGACTTTATCTTCGCCTTCAGTTCCAGGAGCAGCAGATGATGTTTCTGTTTCAGCTTTTTCTTCGTCATTACCGTCTGCATAGTTTACTTTGTTATCTCCAGCGCCAATGTTAGATGAGTCAGATTGTTCTTCAACAGTATCGTCTTCGTCTTCCATATCTTCTTCGATTTTTCTACTTAGCATAGATTGTAATTTCGGTGTAAAAGCCTCTTCAAGGGCAAGCTTAGCGTTTGCGATAGCAGTTTCACGAACAGCTTTAGCGTCAGCAATAGCCTCCTTAAGCAAATTTGATTTGTTTGCCATGAGTTTTTCTCCGTAATATTTTAATTTGGAAATAAGGTTATTGAGAACCTTAATAGATAAGTTATGTGATGGCCTTTTACCCTATATAAGGGATAGAGTGTTTTTCAGCCGTTCTTTTACTAATATAAATATATACAAATATATTAAAAAACAAAAAGGGAACAAAAAATGTTCCCTATTTATTAAATTATTCAATTTTATTGAGCCCGACCATTAACTATGGCTGTCCAGCAAGGATTCCAACGATCGTATCCTCTCTTTATTCTTTCTCTATACTGTTGGTCTCTCACAGCGTCTTCTTTTTGTTTTCTTCTTTTTAGAGAAGGTTTTGTGTAATATCTCTTTTCCCTTAAAGTCATCATAGTATCTGCATCCTTTAATTGTCTTTTTAGATACCTTAATCCTTTTTCTAAAGTTCCTGGTTCTGAATCTGGTATTTTTACTCCCATTCCATTTCCAGGTAGATAAAATTCTTCTCTTCTGTGTCTTTTGCCTTTGAAAGGTCTTTTCTTAAAATTTTTGTTTCTGTTCATTATTACTTTTTTGGTTAAACGTTAATTTACTTTAATATAAACAAAAAAAATGACATATAAAAATTATATGCCATTTATTTTCACTTTTATTATTTTTTATGTAAGGTCGATGAAGTCTTTACTTTTATCTATCTTACTTAAATCTGTTTTTAGTTCTTTGTAATACTTTTGAATACTTCTTGCATATTTAAGCATTTGCTTTTGATAGTACTTTTCTTCACTCCAAGTTGCTTTATCTCCACTCTTTAGCTTGGCTGCCTTGTCTCTTTCAGCGCCCTTGACAACATCATTTTCAGCCCTTAAGTAGTATTTGAATTCTTGCATTATTGAACTATACGCTCTCTGTATTTTAGTAGCGGAATCATTCCAACCAGAAGAAACCTTTTTCTTCTTTAACATCGCTAACGATTTATCAACAGAATCTTTATACATCTTTGTCACAGCATCTACCATTTTAACTATTTGGTCGCCTGGACTAGAATTTGCCAATCTATCAGTTAGCAGCTTTTCGTATCTTTGTCTGTTTTGAGAAGCCATAGTCTTTGCAGACTGAAGGGCAGTTGCACCATATCTAGCGGCTGCTCTTGATTGCTTTAACTCTTTAGCAGATGGAAGTTTATTAAGGTCTATAGTAATTACCTCTTCTGCAACCTCGTTAAACCTTTTATAGTTGTGTAGGTTTTTAAGAGCCTGGCCCATTGCATCTCTGTCTGACCTACCTCTATATCCACCTTTAGCTGTTTTTTCGCCAGAAACACCAGATGATTTTTTACGCTTTCCTGTAAATTGGTCTAGTTCATATTTACCCTGGGAAACGTGTAATTTTTCTTTTCCTCTAGTTACCCCAATGAGTCCTGGGTATATGGTTACGTCCCAATCATTATATCCTGAGTATGGATTTTTTTGACGCGATTTTACAAAAAAGAAGTTTATCATATTTTTTGCAGGATTAGCCTTTGTACCAAAAGCTGTTTCTGGAGCATTTGCCCAATCTATATCGTAAGTATTTGCCATTCCTTGAAAAAACTGTTTATCGCTTCCAGATAGTTTATTAGCTAATTTTGCAGCAGACTTAGCAGCAAATTTTTCTGTTAACATTTTTTTACTGTATGACTCTATTATTGTTTTCTTTATAGCTTCTCGTATTAAAGACCTAAAATCTGATTTTTTCATTACCAATTTCTCCACATCGGGCTATCGCCTTTTTTCCCAGTTACTATTCCCCATCTTTGACCGGCTGGACCTCCAACCTTTGGAGACATATCTTCATTTTTTATTGCTTTTGAAACAGCCTTTCTTCTATTAGCCAAGTAATCGTCTGTTTTATCTTCATCACCATCATTATCTATATCTCCATCTTCTTGTCCAACAGGGTCTAATTTTTCAGATAAATCATAGTATCTTCCAAGTTTATTACCAAGGTCTTCATATAAGGATTCCAGCCTATTTTGTAGTTGAGCAACTTCATTTGCTGTTTTTTCAAACAATTTAGAAGCCGCGTTTATCTCTTTAACGTCTCTCTTTACGGTTACGGCATCAAACCAATCTTCTGTTTCTCCTAACATAAAATTACCAGCCCCATTAGAAAGACTAGTCATTGTTTCTGCTAATCCTTTTAGGTCGTGTTCTCTATATATTTGTTCTCCATAAGAGTTAAACCTTTGCATTGCTTCTAAAAAAGTGGCTTTTTGTTCTGGAGTTATTCTACCCTCAATTAAAACTTTTTTTAATTTTATTGCCATTACCTATTCTCCTATCTTTTTAGTACGTATACATCTTTTGCATTAGAAACAGTAATTGATGAAATTCCTATTTCATATAATACACCAACAGTTAGCTGTGAAAGGTCAATCGAACCTCCTCTAGCAAGAGTAACTGTGCCAGTAGTACTGGTTTCTCCAAGCAATAATGCTGCTGCTCCTACATCTGATCCAACAGTGAATGCTTTAG